TGAACTGCTGTGTCGATAATTCTACAGCCGCATTCCGTTTGGTCTGCTCCTGCGCTCTTGCTACTGAACCACTACCCTGCATACCACTAGCAGCCGCATTAACAGTATTCCTGGATAAGGTCATCATCAGTTCTTCATTTACCTGGATAGCATCCTGCCTCATGGCAAGCTCTTCCGTTCTACTTTGATTATATGCCTGATGTGCGGCAAACTCACCAGCCTGTTGTTGCTGGATTCCACCAGCTATTGTTGACACAGCCGAAACTGCGCCCAACACACCAGTGGCCACTGACCCAACTGTAGCTGCTGTACCTGCTGATGAGCCAACAGCGATTAACGCGGTTGTTATTATTGTTGCCATGAGTTTCTCCTTATATTCTTACCTTGTAAGCCAACCCTAATAGTTGGAAAGGTAGCGATAGTGTCTGGCCAACGCTTATGTTAACTTCGTCAGCCCATCCTAATAGACCACTTACTGTTATGTTTGATGATCTTTTGGGTACTGGGTTATCCAGAGGGTCAATCCCGATTCTACGTATTGTCACTTTGTTCTTCATTATTTCACAGTGAGAGGTTTCATTCAGCATAACTGTAGCCTCAATAACTCTCTTCTTCTGACCTACTGTTGTTCCCGTTGCGGTGTCTGCTTCAATTGGCATTGTTTCGACGTATACTATTGAGTCAGAGTCTGTGTCCACGATCGGGAAGCTTAGACCAGCTTGAATGTCATTACCTGCCCTCGATAGAGTTATAGATCCTCCAACAACTGTCTGAGAGGTTTGGATTGTGTTATCTTCTACAATCGATACTGTCTCACCATTTAAATGTTCACAGTGTGTTAAGGTTGTTACACCTGTTGTTCTATATGTTATAGGTACGCCATCATAAGTTAAAGCTGTAGAATCTGACGTCAAAGCATCAACTTGATTTACTACAGCACTATCAAGAAGTGCCTCATAGTTGAATTTCTCAAGACATCTTGTTGGTATTCCACCTATAGTTCTATCTACCGCAAAGTACATCGTACCACCATCCACACCTACAGCGACAAATTTACCTTCAGTCTGACATAGTGTCCAGGCTGTTACATTCTGAACTCGTAGGGTACATAATACTGCCAACGTTCCGTCACCATTAACCACAAGGATGTAGTCACTCTCACTGGTGTTAACCTGCTTCCGATATGCAATAGCTCTTGGATCATTTAGGAGATGTGAGGATAATAGAGAGAGATCAGTGTTAATATAAGAGCCTTGAGCAAACGTGTAAGCAGCTTCGATCAAAGATCCGCCACCTTGTCTCACATATAATAGATTACCATCAACCTCCATGAGGGGAAGCCCCCTGTGAGTTCCATATGCACTATTACGAGTTATTGAAGAGTTGGTTGGTGTGATGGCCTCAGCATTTGATATAGGGACGTAATACTGCCCATTATCAGCCATCAGAGTTAAATGCTGTCCACCATGTAATTGTTTAAATTCGGATTGAACTCCTCCACCAGATGTAAGCTCAATACCACTATCATCATACTGTGGGAGCCAGGATTGGAAATCTGTTTCATAATTAGTTTTAGATGCCCACACTGTGTTAGGCTGAGCTGCTGTACTGGCAAGCCAAAGCCTTCCCTGGAAGAAAGTACCACACTGAGGATAGCCTGCTGTAGCTGACCAACTTAGATCTTCAATAGACCAGTCTCCGGCAATAAGCGTTGTGGTCTCAGTCGCACCAGCATCAGAGTTTGTAAAGGCTGCCAAGATTGTGCACACTATATGAGTTGTATCTGTATAAGCTGTTATCCTTGCATACCCACCACTGGCACCTCTGATATAGGAACCAACATCAGTGTCGGCAAAGGCAGCACCGCTTGTTGAGAACTTAGCCCCAACATTCGTGTCACCATCTGCCCAAGCACTAAAATCAATTACAGAGTCTGCTGAATCCACAACCGTTAATACTTTGGTAGTGGTGACTCTGATATTATGAGAAGGTACGTTGTTAAGAACCCAGTTCCCTGTAGACCATGATGTCTCAGTCGTTCTAATAAAAGCCTTAGGCGTGAAGTCCCTATGGAATAACAACAGAGTATCATAAGATTGAGTGAAGGTTACCTCTCCAACCTGCGTGTCTGTTATTACACATGCTACCGTATCCATAACCTCACCACCTTTATAAATGGTCATGAGGTTAGTGGTTAGTACGCATAAGTAATGATCTGTCTCAGAGAAGATAAAAGGTATAAGCTGAATATTCCCCGAAGGGAGCTTAGCTACGTATTCCAATCCTGGTCTACGGATAGCAGCTCCCTGGGGTACAACGAAGACATTACGTAGTTTTGCAGCACCATTATAATACTGGCCAATGTCCGTACGTGCCCTAAGTTTAGGGTCTAATTCTCCGGCAGTAAAGCCGTTCTGTATTTTTGATACTACAGGCATAATGCCTCCTTATATTTAAATGGCTCCACCGCCGAAACGGGCTTCGAGTAAGATATCATCTAATATCTGCACGGTAGGATTATCACGACTATCAAGCTGCATAGCTTTTCCATAAACACCACCAACACCAAATTCAGATGGGACACCATATGTCATCGTATTTAGTTCCTGTCTTAAAGATGCATTGTCGGTTACCAGGAAGGATAACTCGACCATCATAACATTTACCATAAGCTCAACGAAGTAGGGTGACCATAGGCTCTCATCTACATCAGCCTGGTACTCTACATACAAGGCGGTTTGATCACACATCAGGACATTACCTACAAGCGTATAATCCTGAATAGGTAATGCTCCCACGGATGCGCTCGTAAATACAGCTATCATCCCAGCCATCGTTTTATCTGCCGGGAGGGCAAACTGATATTTCCACTGTGCTGTCGGTGCTGCTGTAAGCCTGGACAACTGAGCAAACTTCTTCGTAAAGTTCCAGGGGTACACGCTGAGCATGTAATCTTTCTTGAAATTATAAATAGAGCTACAGGAAGTTGCAATGTCAGTACCTTCCGTAAAACTCTGAATGGGACTTGCACCCAAGCGTACTAATGCGTTAGCACATATTTGAACTGCTGTGTAGCTCATTTTATTTCTCCTTTATGTTTTAGGGTTAAAGAATGCTTTTACTTTATCCCACAATCCTGCTTTCTCTTCATCATCAATAACAGAATCCTGCAATGCAACTTCAAGTGCTGTTGCTACCTCTGCCTTGAATGCTTCTACCTCTGCCTTCGTTGTGTTGGCTTCTAATAGGATAGCATCAGACTGAGTGTTAGCAGCAGCTATGATTGCAGCAGCCTCTAAGGTTGCCAACTCTTTCTTTGTCTTGTCATTCTCTTTTAGCAAATTAACGTATGCCATATAAGTATCTATTACGGCAGGGGTCTGTGTGGCCACTACCAACCTTTTAGTTGCTTCTTCTTCTTTTGTTATATCATCTCCGGGTGAAACTACATGCCGATGATTAGATCGTGAGAGTTCCTTTCCGTCTTCCATAATCCGGGTGATACGCAACACCTGTACGTGTCCTGTCTCTAATACTTCGTGGGTGTATGTTATTACTTTTTCTAATGCCATTTTATTATCCTTCTATGTTATACTGCTACAGCTTTGTATGAACCGTTAAATATATATGAGGTATTTGCTTGACACTCCTGGGCGGTGACTCCTGAAACACTTCCGTCCCCAGTACCCTCTCCTAGAAGTATGTAAGCCGTACTGGGTGAAATTTGAGCGAACAATCCCCATATTTGCCCGTTCACCCCATGAAAGTATGTCGAACTACTACTATATGCTGAGTCCTCTGTACCTGCTGCTGCTGTATATGGTAATGATATCATTATAGATCCATTAGGTGAAGATACACTGGTAGCTGTGATTCTCCCTTGATAGAATACTGTATCGCCTATTCTGTGATATGACATTAAATTCTTTGTGCTGTATAAAGTAATCGTTCCAGAGGCAGAGCATGTTGCAGTTGCTGTCCAAGTACCTGTAGACTCTGAAACCATCGTCTCTATCTTATCACGTACAGCATTCTTAGAGGGAGCAATATCGGTAACCCCGTCCCAACTGGTCGCATCATAAGCAGTATCACTTACGATCTCTGCTGGCATTGCTTCAATCTTATCTCTAATTGCATTCTTACTTGGAGCAATAGTCGTTACACCATCCCAGGAAGTTTCATCATAAGCAGTATCGCTTACCATTACTTCAATCTTATCACGTACAGCATTCTTAGAGGGAGCAATAGTCGTTACACCATCCCAGGAAGTTTCATCATAAGCAGTATCGCTTACAATTTCTGCTGGCATTGCTTCAATCTTATCTCTGATTGCATTCTTAGAGGGAGCAATATCGGTAACCCCGTCCCAGGAAGTAGCATCATAAGCAGTATCACTTATTGAAGCTGCGCCCATCGTTTCAATCTTATCTCTGATTGCATTCTTTGAAGCACCAATAGTGGTAACCCCATCCCAACTGGTGGCATCATAAGCAGCGTTACTAATCTCACCAGCACCACCACCAGCAGACTGAGCATTAATACATTTCCAGTTACCTGCTGAATACTCTACAAACCTGAGAGCATCCCCGGCAGCAGTTGTATAGTCTGTATCACCAGGTAGAATCAATGATGTTTCATGATGGGTTAATACCACAATACCATCAAACTTCAAGACTACCTGCATTCCCACGCCTAATGAAGCCAATGATGTAATTCCTGTGGTCCCTGTGACATGGAAGAAGTCACCATCACTAAACAAAGGTAGTGCTGATGCTGATGCTATATCGGCTCCTCTTGTGTATGTTATCTTATAGTTTAAATTATTAAAAGCCATATGTTATTTCCTTTTAAAAAAAGGGGAACCCGGCTAAGAGTTCCCCAAGTTTGCTATGCCACTGCTGCTGTAGTATGAATCATTTCCCACTGAGTACCAGCAAAGACCATAATAGCCATCTGTCCAGTTGCAGAGAAGGTAATCGTTGTACCATCAGCAAAGTGAGCCGGGGTTACAACTGCATCATTAGTTTCTTTTAGTACCATCTTCAAGATTTTAACCTGACCAACAGTACCGTCAGCAAGAGTAGCTGCTAAGGCCCCAGTTCCATTAGTTGTGAAGCCAGTATAAGCCTCAGTGATATCTAAAGCTACAGCACCATTATCGGCTGCATTATTGGTTGCTCCGAGAGATACTGCTTCTGCAAAGGTAGCGATACCAGCAAAGCCAGAAGCGCCAGTCTGGGTCAAAGTACCAGCAACTAATGTATTACCAGTTGCACCAGCTACAGTGAATTTATTAGTATTGATTGTAATGTCAGAGGTAGATGAACCAATGATATCTGCGCCTGCTCCAAGTGTGATGGAAGCAGCACAGCCAAGTGCACCAGTCTGAGTGGTGGCACCAGTGATCTCGCAAGTACCAGCAATAAGAGTATTACCAGTTGCACCAGCTACAGTGAATTTATTAGTATTGATTGTAATGTCAGAGGTAGCAGAACCAATAATGTCGGCACCTGCTCCAAGTGTAACAGAAGCGCCACAACCTACAGCCCCAGTTAATGTGGATGCACCAACTACTGTTAGAGTATCTGAGCAAGTTGCAGCACCAGTGAAGGTAGGAGCACCTGTTACAGCAAGAGTACCAGCAACAAGCGTATTACCTGAGGCTGCTGTTACCGTGAATTTATCCGTGTTAACTGCTACATTACCAGTTACGGCAAGTGTACCAGACATTGTGCATGAAGTACCTGCGATGATTTGAGTTGCAGTTAAAGTTGTAGATCCGTTCCATGTAAGACCAACGTCTACACATGCTCCCGGAGACGCGTCATTTACTGCTACGATTTGTAAAGCCATGTTATTATTCCTTTATTATTAACCAAATACAGGGGCTGACAAAGAACCCGTTGAATCTTCTGTATTGTATGTCAAATTGATTCCATCTGATGTCAAAATAAGACTATCCGATGTTAGACATACATTTGAATCTATGTCTTGAATTACGTGTAATACTGTGCCCGTGGTGCTGAAATGTATAGCACCTATAAGGTTAGCATCAGTTTCAAAGTAGTTACCTTCGGCTATTACCATGTAAGCATCTGCGTGAGTTACATCACCCAAGGATACTTTACATGATCCAGTCTTAGCATACAGAGCAATATACCTACGGTTATTGTCTGCTATAGCTACTTTCTGAGATGCTTCTGCGGCGGCACCATTAATTACAACGGTTGTTGTTCTAACGTTTACCATATGTTATTCTCCAAAAAAAGGCCCTACCCCGTTATGAGGCAGGGCCAGTTGTGCTATGCTATTGCTGTTACAGTGGTGATAATGGAAGTGGTAGAAGTAAGTGTACCCATCCATCCAAGTGCGCATCCATCAGAACCAACCAGAAGGAAGCAGTCGTTAAGTCTTACACCGTGATCAGTTGCGGATGCAAAGTAGTTATCTGCATCAATAGTTGCCAGTGTGTTACTGTCATCAGAATAAATCCAAAGGTTAGACTGTCCCATGGAACCTGCGATGTTGTTAAGTTTAGAACCTGAATAAGCCATGTTATGACTCCTTATATATTAAAGTGTATTATGTTATATTATGTTACTGACTATGCTTCGACGTGGGTGATAGTTACCATTCCATAGGCATCAATAGCGATGGCGCCTGCGGAGAACATGGTATTAACAAGCCAAGAAGTCTTCTGAGCAATGTAGTTGATTTCAGAATGCATATCCATTCCAATGCAATATCCCAAAGATCCTTTATGGAAAGCAAATGCTGAACGGTTTTTAGTAGCAAGCGGAAGTCCACCTTCTGCCATGTAACCAACGGTATAAATCTTGAAACCTAACCAAGTCGTGAGTTCACCAGAAACAAGAGCCTTAACAGCATTCTTGTCAAAGGTATCAGCATCGTCATCACCAAGCATGTCATAAAGAGCTTCGGAAGACATAAGCATGGCCCGATCTGAACTCGGTACGTTGTAATAATCAAGCTGCCTTTTAGAATCCCGGAACTTAGCTGTATTAAAACCAGTAGTGTCACCAATAGAGGAAGCAACAGTCAAGGTAGTTGCACCAGTTTCAAGGGCATCAATGATGATCTGATCTTCTCTCCGAGAAACAGCAGAAACAGAGAGAGAAACCAATTCAGATTTCTCATCAAAGTTAACTTTAGCTTTGTCAAAGATGTCAGTGTACTCAGGAGCATTCCAGTCAACCAATGTGGCTGTAACGCTTGAGTAATCAATGTTCATAGGTACTACGTCAGCCTGCATAACTTTCTGAGTTGCTGAACCCTGGGATGCTTTCTGGAAACGGCATGTTGTACCTACTACACCAGATTTTACTTTAACCAATTTTCTGAGCTGAGCATTCTCAGCATATTCTTGTTTTACGTCACGGTCATACTCTGCCACTGCTAAGTCTGAAATATATCTAGACATGTTAATTTTACTCCAAATTTTAAAAATTAAATAATTGTTACGGTTATAGTTTCTTGTATCAATATGTTATATAAAAGGTTCAGGTTGCCATGATGGTAAGTACCGGCCCTAAGGTTGCGGAACATCATAGGCCTTATCTTTTACCTACCATCTCCCAGTTCCAAGACCAGAACCTGTGAAAGTTCCATGTCCTGTACCAAAGATAGTTTCTCCAAGTTTCGACATACGCACATTGTATGCGCTCTTGGATTCACCAGCCTCGGCGTGGGTTTTAAATGTAGCGGAGTACCAGTCTTCAGCACTCATGTGCGTAGTACCGTTGAGGGCATCTCCTGTAGGAATATTGATCACTCCCGATTTCTGCCTGAGAACATCCAAGGCTTTAATGCCTGCTGCGGATGATCCCAATTTTAATAGTTCTGCATGTACTTCGTCATTAAGCTGGCCCTGGTTCTTCATTCCATCGACCCATGACTTAATTCCTGATACCATATGCGGACCGTTCTTTCCTAATTTGGCAAGCTCTTCTGCTACATCGACCTGCTGAGGAGCGAACTCACCCATCCCTGCCATGAACTTACCTATAAAAGTCTGAGCTGCTTTAATGCCCAAACCTGATTCCTGCGCCATTTTAAGAGCCATGTTGAAAGCCGGATCATCTTTCATATCCGCCATACCTTTCTGAGCCATGAACTCTTCTGTAGCATAATCTTCTATTGTCTCGCCAACTTTATCATTGTTCTTAGTGTTGAACTCTTTTCGGAGATCTGCATAACTTTTAGCAAGAGCTTCCGTATTTGCGCCACCCTTAGCATCCCAGAACTTATCTTCCAACCATTCAGGTTTAGCCGGGGCATCCACAGGTGCTGATTCATCAGGGGATACTTTGGCTGTATCCAGTGAGCCATCTTTTACAGGAGCTTCCTTTACAGGAGCTTCCTTTACAGGAGCTTCCTCTACAGGAGCTTCCTTTACAATTGCATCTTCTAATAGTCCTGCCATATTAGTTCTCCTTGTAAAATCTTACCATATTTTTAATGTATCGAACAACCTGATCCTGGCCTTCTCTGATTAACTGGATCTGCTCTACTGTTAGATTGGATTG